CTAGAAAAGTATGGTTCTTATGATGAACTTTATAATGGAATTCATCATTATGAAACAAAAGAGATTAGAGATAGTGTTGGAAATCTTATTCTTCCAGAAGGAATCATAATGCCAAATCAGTGGAAAAGTGGGAATGGATTTATACAAGGATCACAAATAAATCCATCAAACATTTTTTCTATTTTAATAGTTACTTCAGGTATCGTTATTCTACTAAAAGAACTAGAATACATAGAACCAGGAACAAGAGTCGTAATAAGTGGAGCTTCAAATGATTTAATTAATGGTTCCTTTATTGTGAGAGATGTATTTACAAATCAGGTAGAAGAAAATAATCAGTACAAAATTGGATTTGTATTGCCACTGGATGTTGATCCACAGTTATTAATTACAGTTGATGTTACGGAGAACGAAAAAATTGACTTCATATCAAGAGAACCAATTGAAAGTTCAAACTCACATTATTATGAATATTATGATAGCAATTTAGAATCCACTACTTTATTATCAACAGATTCAATATTAACTCCAATTACAAACTATGAATATGAATCCAAAGTAGAAGAAGACAAAAGAAATATTTTTGTTCTCAAGCCACAATACTTGAATATTGTGTTTAATGATATGGAAGAAATTATGCAGTATAAAAAAGGTTCCACTCAATATGTGAGCAGAACTTTGAAGAAAGGCGATAACATTAGACTTTATTCGTAGTCATATCCAGGAAAAAATCCAGCATATTTTTTTTCATAAGTAAAAAAACAAGAAATTGTATATCTTTTTCCTTGAGTTATTTTTTTTACTCCGTGAGTATATTTCCAATCTGCAGGATGAAGAACTACCATTCCAGGTTTAGGCATAACTTCTATTCCTAGACGGGGATAGTATATTTCTCCTCCATCAAAATCAGAATTTAAATAAATCACACCACCAAAAGATCTCCAAGGTGAGGCATTTGGTGTGACATTATCTTGTTCTATATTATCTGCGTGAGGAGTCATTTCATCATTCTCTCTCCACCTCACAATTTGAGGATACTCGGAGTACAAATAGTCCAAAGTTTTATTTTCTGTATTAATAGAAATAAATTTCCTCATCCCCAAACAAATTTCCTTTAGAATATTTTTTATATTTTGAGGAACTATTTCTTCTCCATAGTAAATACATTTTTTATTCCAATATTCAATGGAACTTTTGTGTCGGTCGAAAAGGTTTTCATTTTGTTTGATCCAATCCAAAAGAATTTTATTTGCTTGTAAAGTTAAAAATTTTTCTTCTACTATTGGGAATATATCCATTTTTTTATATTTTAAAAGTTAAAAGAGGGGCAGTCTAAACTGCCCCAAACTAATCAATCTTCAGCTAAGCGTTGGAAGTATGAAAGTGCATCATCCTCATCTTCATCAGTTTCTTTGGCAACTACAGGAAGAGAAGGTGACTTAGAGCGAGCAAAGGATTGTTCCAGTTCAGCAATCACATTCTCTTCTTGAGAAGGAGTTTGAGCATAGGACTCATAATGATCCTCTTGTTCTTGAACTGCAGCACGGGCACTCTTTTGGCCCAGAACATACTTGAGGCGCTTCTCAAGATCTTCATAGGACTTGAACTGATCAGGAGCAGTTACTGCTGCGAGCGAGTACTGCTTCTTCCAGACGGTTTCAAGAGCATCATCATCATCCAGGAGTGGTGCAACGCGGTCAAATTCTGACTTGTCGTAGTTCCAATACCCATCTTTCTTTACGATTTTGAGTTTGAAGTTAGCACCCTGCCAGAAGTCAAAAGGATTGATAGGAGTTTCATCCTCAAACTCTGGTTGCATTGCTTCCATGATCTTATCAAAGATCTTCTTACCATATTTGAAGAGGAAGACCTTACCTTCGTTTGCAGGATTAGCAGGATCCTTTACAACATAGATGTTGCTGTAGTAAGACAGTTTACGCTTTTGCTTACGAACAGTTTCTTTATCTGCATCATGACCACTGTTCCAGAGTTCACGATTGTATTCAGAAACAGGATCTTTCTGACCAAGAGTAGTCAGAGAGTTTTCAATATACCAACCACCAGGGCCCTGGAAGGCATGAGTATAAAGTTTTGCCCAGGGAATTTCTTCACCTTCGGGTGCAGGAAGGAAACGGATAACTGCAAAACCATTGCCAGTCTTATCCATTTCAGGTTTCCAGAGACGCTCATCAGCGCCACCAGAAGTTGTACTCATCTTCTCTACTTCTTTTACCAGTTTCGCAGTCAGCGAACCAAGAGAAGATTGCTTTTTAAGGTCGTTAAAAGACATTAGATTACCTCGTATTGTACGGATTTGGCCTTTGTGTACTTCGTTATTCTACAGGTCTGAACCTGTTTCGTCAATCCTTTCGCGCATTGCTTCCAGCATCTTGCTCATATTGTTGAAGATCACATTCATATCAACATTTGCGGGAAGACCCATCATGGATGCTGACTCGGCAATACGATTTTTCATTTCCTGAGCTTCAGGATCATCAGACAAACTCAAACGAGTATACAGCACCTTTTGTTTTTCCAGAAGTTTATCTAGAAGATTAACATGATAAAGTTTTTGTTCTTTACTCATGCGAGGAAACTCAAATACATTTCTGTAAACTTCCTCTTGCATTTCAGATATTTCAGTCATCTCTGCACGGACGACTTCGGAATTAAAGAAACTCATTGATCTCCCAAAACAACTTCTTTTAAGATTTTGCGATATTTAAGTACATCAATATTTAGAAAAGGAGAATACTTTTTGATCTTTTTGCTGACGGTTTCCCACACTGGATCTTGGAGTTTCTTGTCAAAATTGTTCCCGAACAGGAAAATTTTATCATAGATCACCATAGTTTCGGGGCTAATTTTACCGCTCAGGAACATCTTCAAAATAGGAGGATGACCTTTAGAACAGTCAAATGCATCATCGACTTTTTTATTCTCAAATAAAATTTGAGTTTCTTCTTTGAAGACATAAGAAAGTGATTGATTTCTTTTCTTCCATTGTTCGTATCTACTTTCACCTTCGCGTATCATTTCTCCTATCCAAAGCTTACTTGGATCAGTGCAGGTGATAAAGTTTGATACAAAGAATTCAACAACTTCTTGATCTGTCTTTTGTCTTGCAATCTTCTCGAACCAGAATCTGTCCTTCCGTTTGTAGAAAGATTGCACAGTTGCTCTCGATTTCCCACAATACTTATGATAGTCATAACTATCTTTAGTAAAGTGATTCTTAAGAGCAAGATATTGCCTATAAGCATCTACTGGCATCATTCAAAAAATCAATTTTGCACGGGAAGTTTTCTTTAAAAAATTAAGTTCCATTGCCTCATACTTAATCTTTTCCTTCAGTGGTTTTGAAATCAACTTAGGAACAGATTCTATATCAATGTTATTCTTCTCACAGAAATGAATAATCGCATCAATATAGTTCATATCTTCATTTGTTTGCACCAAAGATTCAATCTCCTGTGCAAAACGAGAAGGGCAGAAAAATTTACTTTCTAATACTTTCTCTAACTCATTCTCCATTTGACCCAGTATTGTGATGTACAAATTCTTTAATATAACGAACTAATAACTTAATATAGTCCCCTTTGTTTCTTTTGTCAAATACTTTCACTTCTCCACTGGGAGTAACCATTAATGTAATAAGTTTTTTAACTACTTTACCTGTGAGTTCATAGTATGCAGCTGCATAGAATGTTTCCTGTACAAAATAATTTTCAATCCACTCTTCAGGTTTAATTTTTTCTGATGTCTTGAAGTCAATGACAGCAAGTTCACCGTCATATTCTGCAATACAATCTACTCTTCCTGCAAGGCCAAGATATTCTGAGTAGAGTGTTCTTTCAATTGCATGAATATTATTTATCTTATCAAGATATGGTTTAGCATGATGGAACATGTGTTTTGTTAGGAGTTGATAATCATCCCAATTTAACTCCTTGTTTTCAAGATAATCTTGGCAGACTTGGTGAAAATCAGTTCCTCTTGCTGTTGCTTTCTTAGTGATTCGATTTGCCTCTTCAATACCAACTCTTTCTCTCCACTTGGCAAAGATCTGTCGATTATAAAAAGAAGTCACTGAGGTAATAGAAGGCACCCAATCTCCATTAGGAAGATTATAGAGACGGATGCTTTCTGTTGTT